TGTGTCATATGGGTGCAAGTCATTTAATGATGAACAAGAATGTTCTTTACATTACACTTGAAATGTCAGAAGAAAAGATTGCAGAAAGAATCGATGCAAATATTCTTAACATTCCTATTCAAGATTTGGGTGAGATAACAAAGAATCAGTTTGGTAAGAAAGTAGATAAACTTAAAAACAAGACAAAAGGTAAATTGATTGTTAAAGAATATCCTACTGCATCTGCTCATGTTGGTCATTTTAGACATTTATTGCAGGAATTAGAAATAAAGAAAGATTTTAAACCCGATGTTATCTTTGTTGACTATCTAAACATATGTGCAAGTCATAGAATTAGGCCAGGTGCTGGTGCAAACTCATATACACTTGTTAAGAGTATTGCAGAAGAGTTAAGAGGACTTGCAGTAGAGTTTGACGTACCAATTATGAGTGCGACTCAAACAACAAGAAGTGGATATGGTTCAACAGATATTGAATTGACTGATACTTCTGAATCATTTGGTCTTCCTGCAACTGCAGATTTAATGTTTGCATTGATTACTAGTGATGAATTAGAAGAGTTAGACCAGTTAGTAGTCAAACAGTTAAAGAATAGATATAACGACCCTACAATATTCAAGAGATTTGTTATAGGTGTAGACCGTGCAAGAATGAAATTGTATGATTGTGAACAAGAAGCACAAGAGGAGTTGGTTGATTCTGCAATAGAACAGGACGATTCAACACCAGTTTTCGATAGAGGTAGGTCTGAAAGTAAATTTGGAGATTTTAAAGTTTAGACCTAAATAGTAGTATGAAGAAGAATTTGAAATCCCGTGAAGTACTCGATGAATTACAAAGAAAAGTCGAGTTAAAAAAAGAATTACGGGACGCTAAAAAACAACATAATGAAGAAGATATAGAGAAATTATCTAAAAAAATTGATAAAATTGACTCTAAGCTATCTTCTACACCATTGCAAAAAATATAAATAAAGGTACAAACACCCAATTAGGAAACAATTATGGCAGCAACATCAGGAAATACCCACATTGAAGACGGAAAAGTATACACACAAGCAGAGTGTGATGCCTATCAAGTATTAATAGACGATGTCCAAAGTTCATGGGACTGGATGACGGGTGTAACTCGTGATTACACTTTAAGAACGGGTACATACAATAGTACTACAAAAGATTATGAAAATTTTCAGGCTGGTGTAACAATCAATGTTGCTGGTGCTCATGAATGGTATCCCGAATGGAGAAATGCAAATCCTGATATAACAGAAGTATCCGCTACAGAAGGTTCTCAAGCATGGGGTCAATGGGATTACTTCACTAATAGACGTTCAGACTGGGATGCAGAAGCAGCTCAAATGAAAATAGATTTAGATATTATGAAGGCAACCAAAGTAGAAATGCTTGCAACAGTAGACTAGACAACTAAAACCTATAGGAGTTTTAAAGGGGTTCTGCAGACCCCTTTTTTTATGTCTTAATGCTTGCATTTACATAAATAGTAGTGTAAACTTACAATAATAAATTGCAACAGACTAATATGGCTGGAAAGAACTTACATTTAGAACACTTAGAAGACGAAATTATTAACTACGGAATTTCGGGTGGTCGTGCATCTATCAATTTCTTAAGAGAGTTAAGAGATATGATGAAAGGTAACGCATCAGGAAGAGTTAATATGACTGTTAAGTGGGACGGAGCACCTGCAATTTGGTGTGGCCCTCACCCCGAAACAGGAAAGTTCTTTGTTGCAAAGAAATCTTTATTTACTAAAGCACAATTACACTACACTTCAGTAAAAGAGATAAATGATTCCCCCGACCTAAACGGTACACTCAAAACAAAATTCACTGAAGCATTCAATGCCTTTTCAAAAGTAGGAATGAAAGAAATCCTACAGGGTGATTTAATGTTTACTTCGGGTGAAAAGAAAAACATGAAAATGGACGGGAAAGAGTACATTACATTTCAACCGAACACAATTATGTACGCAGTCCAAAAGGATTCTAAACTAGGAAAACAGATAGATTCTGCAACACTAGGTGTAGTGTGGCATACAACATATAAAGGTTCTACAATCGATGGACTATCTGCTTCATTCGGTGCGAAACTTCCACCTGCATCGTCCAAAGTATGGCAAGATGATGCAACTTACAAAGATACTACTGGTTACGGGAATATGACTGCAAAGGAAACACTTGCACTTACACAGGCACTTACTAAAACAGGTCAATCATTTCATGGAATAACTGCAAAAGATTTAAAGAAATTTAATGACGTACAACAGGTTCTAAATTCAAAAGGGGCCGCAGGTGCATCATATAAAACATACACTAATACACTTATCAGAAGTGGTAAGTGGAATCCAAACGGAAGGGACTATCTAACTCATGTAGAAACATATTGGAAAGATAAAATTGTTGCAAAAGTTAAGATGGAAAAAACTAAAAAGATTAAAAGAGAAATTGGGGAAAACGTTATGAGAGATTTAAGGTCAATCTCTAAAATGGTAGATAACCTCGCAAAATTTCAAGGACATTTAATAGACTCTAAAAAGTTAATTATAACTGCATTAAATAGAGTAAAGAGTATTGGAACATTCGTGAAAACCGATAATGGGTTTAAAGTAGTTAATCCCGAAGGATATGTCGCAATAGACAATACAGGTTCTGCAGTAAAACTGGTCGATAGAATGGAATTTAGTCAGAACAATTTTAACGCCGCTAAGGCATGGGACAAATAATGAAGTCATTTAAAGAACATATGACAGAAACTATTCACATTCCTATAAGTATAGGAGACGTAGTTCTTGGTGGAAAGTTTAAAAACAAAAAAATGATAGTAAAAACTATAGAAAAAAATGAAAAGGGAGACATTACAATTAATGGTAGACCCCTATTAAAGTTTAGGATAATGAAACAAGATGAAAACGTTTAGACAATTTAAAGAAAATAAAGGTCAGAAGGCAGTAATAACCTTTGGACGATTTAATCCACCTACTGTTGGACACGGTAAACTTATTGATGCACTCGCAAAAGCAAGTAGTGGTGGTTATACACCTATAGTGTATATGTCTCATTCTCAAGACCCTAAAAAGAATCCATTAGATTACAACACAAAACAAAAATGGATGAAGAAGTTTTTTGGTAGAAAAGTAAATATTATGAAATCTAACGCAAGACAAATCTTCCAAATTGTAACAGAGTTATACGCACAAGGTTATAAAGAATTACGAATGGTTGTTGGTTCAGATAGAGTTAGAGAGTTTGATACACTTATTAAAAAATACAATGGTTCTAAAGGTAAACATGGATACTATAATTTTGATTCTATTCAAATTATATCTGCAGGAGAAAGAGACCCCGATTCAGACGATTTAGTTTCAGGTATGTCTGCAAGTAAAATGAGGGCAGCCGCAGAAGAGGGAGACTTTGATTCATTCAAACTTGGTGTTGCATCTAAAAGTTTGAAAGACCAAGAAGGACTCTATAAAGAAGTAAGAAAAGGTATGGGTATCAAAGAAGAAACACTTCCTAATTATATGTTAGAAGATTTATTACAGGAAGGTGTTTACGACCCAGGCATATTCAAATGTGTTTTCTTAATGGGTGGGCCTGGTTCAGGTAAGTCAACAGTGGTTGATGCACTTGCACTTAAGGCACTAGGACTCAAAACAATTAATAGTGATACGCACTTTGAACGATATATGAAAGAGGCAGGAATGTCTATGAAAATGGTTGCAACTGGGAGTGGTACAGTAAATCCCGAAAGAGATAGACTACGTTCAAAGGCAAAAGGACTTGCAACAAAACAAATGGATATTCATGTTCCTGCAAGATTAGGATTAATCTTTGACACTACAAGTGCAAAAGCAGGTAAGATTCAGAACTATAAGAAACAGTTAGATTCATTGGGATATGAGTACAAAATGGTATTTGTTAAAACCAGTTTAGACCTCGCACAAAGACTCAATTCAATGAGACCAAGAACACTACCACCTGAGATTCTAGTAAAAGAACATGAGGCAGTAGAGAAAAATGCAGCTACATTTAAGAAAATATTCGGTAGAGATTTTATAGAAATAGTTAATGACGATGACGTTAAGTCCCTACAGAACAAAGCTTCTAAACTATATGGACATTTAATGACTTGGGTAAGTAAATTTCCAACTAATAAAGTTGCACTCGCATGGAAACAACACGAGTTAACTCGCAAAAAGAGATAAATAGATTGTATGGATATTTTAGACCAAATACTTAACGCACAAAAAGGTTCTCGTGATGATAAAGTAGAGAACTTTAAGTCTTTGTTTGCAGAAGAAGACAACGTTGCAGTTAAAGCCGCACTTGCAAAAGCAAAACAAGTCGAAGAAATGGAAAGACTTAAAGCGAAACACGAACAAGAAGTTGAGGCACTTAAGACTAGACATGAAAGAGAAAATGAAAGACTTAAAGGTGCAAAAGAAACAGAAGTTGAAAGAGATGCAATCGATAAGAAAAGAGAAGCACTCAGAAAGGCAAATGAAGAACTAGAAGAAGGTAAACTTGTTGCAGATACAATGGATATTGTTAACGCTGTAATGAAGAAAATTGAAGGTCAAGTTCAGAAAGAAATTAAAAGGAATAAAGAAAAGGGACTTGGAATGTTGAATACACTTGGTTCTTTTGTTGGTGCGAAGGTTACAGATAAAAAACAAGAAAAGGGTAGATTATTTCTTAAATGGGGAGACGATTTAGGAGAAGATAGAGACTATAAAAAAGAATACGAAAACTACCACAAAGACCCTGAACAAATTAAAAGACGTGCAAAGAGAAATGAGGCACGAAGAATTCTAAAAAATAGAAAAGGAATCAAAGGAAAGGACGTTCATCATAAAGATAACAATCCTATGAATAATGATAAGTCGAATCTATCGATTGTATCACAAAATTACAATAGAAAAGAACCTCGTTTGAGGGAAAAAGGGGAAAAATAAAATGGCTGGAAATAAACATGACAACGGAGTCCATGAAATCGGGACACCTGAAACACTAAAGGCATATCAAGAAGATACGCCTGGGCAAGAGGTTGAAAAATACCTTGCAGGTATCCAAGAGGTAATCCAAGAGAAAAAAGAAAAACAGAAAAAGTCATTCATGCAGGTATTCCAAAATCCCCTTAAAGGTTTCCCTTACAATGAAGAACTTGACGATAATTTCGTTAAAGCCCTAGAAGAAGCAAAAAGAGATGCAAAATTTGTAGAATTGGAATTTAGAAATAAAAACGAAGCAATTAAGGCATATAAACACATTAATAATAAGTTGTATCCAGGCGGAACTCAACCATTCGAGGACATCGCTCAAGAAGGTAAATGGTTACAATTTGACAATGTTAAAGATGTACAAGATGTTCTTAATGTGTTTAAAAAGGGTGGACTAAACTTTAAAATTAATAAAGGTGAACTCAAGTTAGGAGAATCTATAGAAGAATCAAAAAAGATGACTTCTGCTCAAAAGAAAGAGTTCGATAAACTATACAAAAAAATGGATGGTGGTAAAGAACATCAAGCAATCAAACAAAAGATTAAAAATCCAATAAAGGCAGA